ATCTTGCGTCTCGCCCCGTCCGAATTCTGGTCGCTGACGAAGTGGACAAGTTCGCAGAGGCGACAGCCAAAGAAGCCGATGCTTTGGACCTCGCAGAGCAACGACTCAAAGCGTTCTCAAGCTCGAAAGCCTTCTTTACCAGCACCCCGACAACCTCTGAGGGGCGGATATGGCAACGGTTCTTGAGAGGAGACCAACGACGGTATTACATCCCGTGTCCGCATTGCTCCGAATACATCAAGCTGGAGTGGAGACAAGTCACTTGGGACAACGCCAAGACCGAAGACGGACGACCTGACTGGCAGAAGATCCGGTCTTCGTCTCATTACGTCTGCCAGCTTTGTCAGGGAAAGATTTCTGACAGCCAGAAGGTTGCAGGGTTACGCAACGGTAAGTGGATTTCTGAGAACCAAGCGAGCCTTCCAAGCGTTCGCTCTTACCACCTGTCGAGCCTCTATTCACCGGATCGCAAATGCACTTGGGGTCACTTGGCCGTCTCATTCTTGGAAGCCAAAGCTTCAATGATGGGCTTGCAGGGTTTTGTGAACGGTATGCTCGCGGAACCGTGGGAGAACCAAGAGAGTCAACAAGATCGGGTCGAAGTCGTTTCTGATTCCGGTCTGCCAGAAGCTCGACGATACCTTACCGCTGACGTTCAAGCCGCTGCACCGTTCTTGTGGTGGGTCTGCCGAGAGTGGAGCAAAGGCAACTCGCGTCTTGTCGCTGCTGGTCACGCTGACGATTTTGCCGCTCTGCGACGGGTTCAATTGCAATACAACGTGCATGATATGGACGTTGGCATTGATTCGGGTTTCAACTCTCAGGCTGTATACGATGCTTGCGCTGAGTTCTCGCAGACCAGCAGCAACCCGATAACCTACCCATGCGGTCTACGGTATCCACCCGAGGGAGGACTCAGAAAGCCGATGTTGATTGGTTGGCTACCAATGAAGGGTCGAGAAACTGGAGCGCGATTCACGAGCAAGACCGGAGCAATCCATCCGTTCGGTATCTCGACATCAACGTCAATGCGAACCGATGCTGTCCAACCTCTGCTGGTGTTTGACACTGAGCATATGCGTGAAGTGCTTCAGCGGCTCCGTAAAGGGTCTGATTCCAACCAATGGACTGTCTGTAGCCTACCAGCACCGCTAGAGGCTGAAGGCGCATTTGCGGCTGATTCTGAGACCTACTGGAAGCATTTGGACTCTCACATTCTCAAGCCAACGGCTAACAGAGCGGGTCGAATCAAACATCTTTGGTTCAAGCGAAACACTCGCTGGCCCGATCACTTGCATGACTGCGAGCTTATGCAATTGGCAATGGTGATGCTGTGGAATGATCTGGCGTCCAGCACCGCCGAAATTTCTGGTGGTTGACAGACTCACCGCTCTGTGGATAGTCCGCGCAAGTGTTCACTTACACAGTAGCGACAAAACGAGCTTACTTGCGTACCACCTACGCGAGCAGAGGCTCTTTGACGCTGCTGGAAGCGTTGACCGCTAAGTTGACCGTCTCGGCTAACTCGCAAGAGTCCGGTCAGATTGTCAGACAGACCTCTAGCAGTGACGTTTCTGTTGAGTTCGCTGAACCCGGAAAGGGGACGGCGGCTCCGCTTGAGATGCTTGAAATGTGGGAATCTCTGTTAGGAGATTATGATTACGCTGTGACTTTGTTGTCTGGCGATGGAATCACTAGCCCGACTGACCTACAGATCTACAACAAGATGCTTGGTGCAATCTTGATTGCGACCACTCGTTACTACGGAGACTTCACGCAGTTCCGCAGAGAGCCAACCGTCAGGATGTCTTAAATGGGAATCCTAGCCACCATCCGAGAGAAGCTCTTTGCTGCTCCTGCTAACAAGTACGAGGGGGCGAGCCAGTCTTTGCGTCGTTCGTATCTTGATACGTCTTACACGTCTGCTCGTTTCGACGTTACCAGTTCGACCCGACAAGCCATTGTCCGTAAGTCGCGTTTCTTTGAACAGAACAACGCGATAATGAACAGGTTGGGAGACCTGTTTGAGTCTTACACCGTCGGTTCTTCGTTCTCTGTTCAACCCGCTTCTAGCGATCCTGCTTGGAATCTTAAGGCTAAGAAGTGGTTTGATATCTGGTGCCGTTATCCCGACATCGGTTCGCGTCAGTCGTTCTCGACGCTCATGGGTCAAGCTGCCCGTGGGTGGTTCTATGACGGTGAGTCTTTTCTTTTGTTGACCCGTGGAGAGAGCGGAAAGCCGCGACTCCAACTGATTGAGGCTCAATCCATCGCAACTCCGGTGGGTATGGAGTCTGACCTGACCGTGTTTGACGGTATCCGGTTTGACCCGAAGACGGGACGTGCTGTTTCCTACTTCATTGGCTCCGAGAAAACGCAGGGAAATCTGGTCGATGTCCGGTCTATTCCTGCTGATTCGGTTGTCCACATTTTCGAGCCTAACCGTCCTGCACAGCTTCGCGGACTGCCGTTTGTCTCGGCGGTTATCAATGATCTGCACGATCTCGACGACCTTCAAAAGCTGGAGATGGAAGCCTGTAAGCTTGGAGCTTCCGTCGCTCAAATTGTTAAGACCGTAAGCGGTGAGATCCAAGCTTCTAGTCTCCGCGCTGGTATTGGTGCGAACGTTACTCCAAATACTGCCGAGACGTATTACGAGCAGGTTTTCGGTTCTTCAGTTAAGGTTCTCAAGAACGGAGACACTTTCGAGCAGTTCGCCACCGAGCGTCCCGGTGTCAATATGCGGGAATACTGGCGGCAATTGACCGAGAAGGTTTGCGCTGGTGTTGGTATTCCTTATGTTCTTGTTTATCCCGAGTCCATGCAGGGAACTGTCTATCGCGGAGCGTTAGATATGTCCGCTGTCTGGTTCCGCTCGCGTCATCAAGTGATGGCGTCTGCTGCTCGTCGTATTTACGAGTACGTCATGGAGTACGCGATCAAGAGCGATCCGACTCTGAATGACGCTCCGTCTGATTGGTACGAAGTATCCATCACTGCTCCGCGCTCACCCAATGTTGACGTTGGCCGTAATTCTGCGGCTCAACTTGCAGAGCTTGAAGCCGGTGTTGTGACTTACGATGAGGTGTACGGAGCGCGTGGTCTTGATTGGCGTTCTGCTCTTGAGGCTAAGGCTCAACAAGCTTTGTTTGTACGTCAACTCGCTGACAAATACGGAGTTGATGTCTCTGAGATTTCGGTGATTCAGAAAGAACGTCCTGCGGCTAGTGCTGCACCTACTATTGACATTGAAGATGATTCTTCTGAATCTCCGTCGCCAGTTGCTCCGTCTGAAGGTGGATCACAACCGCTTGTTGTAGAACAAAGCGAAGTGACCGCTTCAGTCAAAAAGCAACGCAAGCCGAGAGCCAAGAAAACCGAATGAGCTTCACCAAAAAGTCAGACTGGCTCTATTACTCACCGGCAAATTCTGCTGGCGAGACTTCAACCATCCAGATCTTCGATCAGATCGGAGAAGACTGGTATGGTGGCAGCGGACTGTCTGCTAAGCAGTTCTCGGATGTTCTGAACGAGATCGGCAATGGTCCGCTCTTAATTGAGATCAACTCTCCCGGTGGCAACGTCTGGGACGGTCTCAGCATCTACAATCAGTTGCGCGGTCGCAAAGCTCCGGTGACGACCCGAGTGGTTGGCATTGCTGCTTCGATTGCTTCCATCATTGCTCTTGCCGGTGATCGCGTCGAAATGGCCGATGCCGCTCTGATGATGATTCACGATCCGAGCGGAATGGCTGCCGGTACTTCCGAGGATATGCGGAAGATGGCTGATGCTCTCGACCAACACGCCGAAGTGCTGGTTGGAGTCTACGCTAAGAAAACCGGCAAGTCTCCTGAGTCGATCCGCGCTGCAATGAAAGCGGAGACTTGGTTCACCACCGCTGAAGCTCTCGCTTTCGGTCTGGTGGACAAGCCGATCAAACAGCTTGCGATGGCTGCGAAGTGGCATCCTCGCGCTGTTACCAAGACCGCTCCTCCCACGGTCAAGAACAACCTTGAGCGCGGAATCCAGCAATACGAGGAAGGTCTCGGAGGTGATGGACTTGAGGAAGCGACCGTCATTGACGCTCGAAACCTCGTTAAAGGTGAAGAGCCGAGTCCGCAGAAGATCAAGAAGGCTGTTGCTTGGTGGGCTAGAAACGAACGCTTTCTTGAAGCCGAGCCTAACACCCCTGCCGATGTTGCTGCCAACCTTTGGGGCGGTGCGGCTGGACGCGATTGGTTCACTGCTCTTGCTGTCCAGTTGGACCAAGAGCAGGAACTCACCGAGACCGAAGACAAGATTTCGACCGATAGCACCAACGCTAAAGGCGAGGCTGGCGTGACCAACACGCCGCAACCAACACACAACAACACCGACACAACCATGTCTGACACTACTACTGTGGCGGCTGCGGCTCCTGCTGCTTCCGTCGATCTTGCCGCTGTGCTTGCCAAGCTGGCGACCATTGAGGCCGCGATGAAGACCCCCGCCGCTGCTCCCGCTCCCGAGCCGGTGCGACCCGTGATTCAGAACCTCGGCAACCCGCTTCTTGAGCAGCACAAGTCGTTTAAGGCTGGTGCTGATCGTCGCAAGTGGTTGATTGAGAACCACAGCGAGCTGATCCGACAGAACCAGATTCACGCTCCGCAGAACACCAACACCTTCACCTCGACGCTGGTGGTGGATTATCTCGCTGATGCGGTTATCACCATTGCCGCAAACAAGCTGGCGATGCTCGACGGTTTCTCTCGCAACGTGGGTCTGGATAACCTCCGTCCCCGCGCTACGGTTCGCGTGAAGCGTTTCACGACCGGTTCCGCTGCTCAGACCAACACCTCAAATTTCGAGGCCAACGACGATTCGGCGCTCGCTGCCACCACCGTTTCGGTCAATCAGATCACCAAGTCGTTCAGCTTGACTCAGCAGGAACTCAATCAGGGTTTCCAGTTGGCTGACCTCGCTCAGGGTTCTGCTGACCTGTTCGCCAACGGCATCTCGGATGTCGTCACCGCGCTGATGATCGCTGGCAACTATGATTCGCCGGTCACGATTGGCACCGCTGCCAACTTCGACACCAGCGACCTCCCCGCCATCTTGGCTCTCGCCAAGAACTATCGCAGCAAAAGCTTGATCATCGACGGTGGGCATCTCGCTCGCCTCCAGTTCTCCGGTGCTGCTAACTACTTCCCCGATGGTCGCTTGACCTCGCTGGCGAATGGCAAGTTCGGCTTCGACCTGATCGCTGAGAACAACCGCTGGACCAGCGCGGTGGCTAACACCGTCGGCTTCGTCTGCGGTCCTGACGCGATTGCCATCGCTTCCGGTCTGCCGGTGGGAATGATCGCTGGTGAGTTCATTGAGCAGCGCGTTGTGACGACCTCCAACGGTCTGTCCTGCTTGCTCTCTGTCTGGTACAGCCGCTCGACCCGCAGCCACTACGCGAGCTACGACATCATGTTTGGTGCTGGCGTGGGCGATGCGACCCAAGCCGAGATTCTGGTGACCGCTTAATCCTAAAGGATATGCGTCTCGCTACCACCATTGCAGTGGACAAGAACGGCAAATCTAAGCTGGTTTCTGGTCCCGAGATTGATGCGTCTCTCCAGCGCGACAACTTCAACACTGCGAACGTCCCCGAAGGAGGCAAGCTTGTCCTGTTCATTCAGGGAGCCTTAGCACCGAAAGTCCGAAAAGGTTAACCCAAAATGAGGGGGACTGCTGGAAAGTTCCGGTGGTCCCCCTCTAACCAGATTTCAAAATGTCCGCATACCAGACCGATGTAGCAACGCAGGATTCGATGGGTCATCAGGGTTTCACTCTGGTCACCGGCACCTCCGCTCAGACCAGCGGTTACATCGCAATCCAGACCATCACCGCGACCGTGATCTCGTCCATTGCTGGCACTGGTATCACCGGAACGTGGAGTGGCACCAC